TCTTTGTAATAATTTAATAATTCTTCCACTGTCCAATCCGGATGCTGGTCACCACTATCAATATCACTAGTTAGCTGACTTGTTACAGCTACTAAACGTACTAATAGTGGATTTGGATTAGATAACTCAAATAGAAACATTATCTCTTGGCGCGGCCGGCACCAGCTACTGGTACTTCTTCATCAGGTTCTTCAATAGAAATGTCATCTTCTTCAGCATCTAAACCGAATGAATCATCTTCCGCATCACCCTCTAAATCAGCACCCATTTCATCACCGGCAGCCATATCAGCGTCCATTGAATCACTACCAAAAGCATCAGCAGCCATGCCGCCTTGCCCAGTAATAACATTCAATGCACCTTGCAATGTAGCTTTAGCTTGTGACAATGCACCAGTTAAGCTCGTCAATGCTTCAGTCGCTTGACTTGTAAATTGTTCAGCTTCGTTAACACCAATTTCAGATTGAACTGAGTCAGATAATGCAGGTAATTCTTTTACCAACATATCAGATACTTCTTCAACCATTTTCTGAACTTGATCTACCATATCTTGTGCAGCCAAAACTACTTGAGATTTTTCAACTTCTTCGTTTTCTACAACGATACGAGGTTGAGGCATAGAGCGCAAATCGTAGAAACGGTCAGCAAGTGCTTGTTCCATGAACACTAGTTTCATGTATGAAGGACTTGTTTGCTTTTGATAGAAATCAGCAGATGATTTAGTTTCACTAATCAATCCACGTACTTTTTTAAGCATACTGGAAGTTTCATTCATATTCATTCTAGCCGTGTTGAACGGTAGTGAATAGTTTTCATTCAATGCTTTAGCACCGATTGAGATTTTTTTGTTGTCAAATTCTGTAAGTTTCATAGTTGTATTCCAAGACTAATAGTATTATTTATCTTTTTTGTGTTAATGTTCGGGTTTTCTGTCAAAACGTTTCGTTTGCCATTGTTTAGAATCGTTAATATATCCATACAATTCGTCAGTAACGGTCTTTTTCTTAAGCTTGTCCTCATTCAATTTAGCTAAAAATATCAGTTTATCTTCTGAATTCTTACTATTTTTGAATATTTTGGTGTGCAATAGTATGTCTGTATCTAATCCACCCAATCGGTGGTCCAATAATAGTATTTTATTTGCTTCTACAATCCTATTACGTTTGTCAAAAATACACCAGGTCACTGCATTTTTAATAGAATAAAATGTATGCTCTGTGTATGTTTTCTTCATTGAAACATAATATTCTTTTTCCGATTTCTTTTCAATCATGTATGTATTGAACAACTCATAACTACCGTCAGTGTTTTGAAAAATAACAATATCTTCTAAATCTCCTACAATTTCAGAAGTAATTATTTTTTCTATTTTATCTGTATTATGTTTTTTAGTTTTGCTCATGGTTGGTTATTTTAAAATAGATGTTTCGTAATTCTTCACTAGTGTCTAAGAATGCGGGCAACTTAGTCCATTCAGTTCCACATTTAATCATAGGAACATTGTCACAATCTTCATACAATGCTCCCAATTCTGTAATCCCGTTATTGAATACACTAGGATGCTGTATGCTAAAATCAAATGACCAACAGTCATATGTTTCATCTTCTTGTTGTTCAAATAAAAATCCAAAGTCAATAAATTCATCAAAACGTATTTTTGTTTTTTGAGGAAATTGAGTGACTTCTGGTTGTGAACGTAATGAAATAGCTTGTAGCACCGTGTCAAAGTTGCATTGAGTATTCCTCTTATGTAACCAAACTGACAATTCAGTATCTTCTGCCGGACGATTTCTGTTCACAACACCTGTGTTTGTGATATCAAAAAGTGTGTAGCAAGTAATAGTAAAACTCATAGTACTATTTAATAGAGGTAAAAAAACCCGAGAAATTCTCGGGTCCTTTTAAACAAGTTAAAATTAACCTGTGAATGTTGCAGAAGCGGCAACTGTAACAGCCTCAACAGCCGCTGTCAAAGCAGTGTCAAGAGTTGCAGTTGTCCATGCGCCAACTGGATAAACAGCAACAGCTAATGTATCATTAGTGTCATCTGTGTACTCATACAAATAGATTGTAGCTAATTGTTGAATAGTTTGTACAGCTACATTCAATTGAGTTGTAGTCAATGCACCATCAAATGTGACAGTGAAAAAGTCTAACTTAGGACCTTGAGGTTGAACTGTTGCGGCTGAAGTAACAGCGTTAACACCAGAGTTTGTGTAAGCTGGGCTATCGTAGTTAATAACCGGTAGATAGTCACCGTTTGTGCGTGTAAATTGTGCCATGATAAAATTCCTTTAAGTTTGTGAGCATGTAGCTCTACACTTATTTATGCCTGGAACAAAAAAATATCGGTTTTGACTTATCTTCCGGCAAGATTTTGGCGACTAAAACCCATTCTGTCAACAAATTTTAAGCCATTTGCAACGAAACCCTCATGTGTCTCAGTACCGTCTTGTAGATAGCCTTTGACCGGGCTAACTTCTGCCGCTTTGTTAAGCTGGTTAACAATAGACATTTTAAGCTTGTACACTTCAGCCCAAATAGTAAAAGCACCAATAATAGCATTTTTATTCTGATTTAAATGTTCTACAATCTTAGCTTTCATTTTATCTGTCATTGGTCTAGCTTCTACAAAATCCATGAACCCACTAGCTAGATTGTTCAAGTCACCTGCAACAATCTTCTTATTAATGTAAACTGTAAACAACTGATTAAATGTGTTACGTGCTTGTGGAGCGGTGTCCATCAGATTGTCAACACTAGGTCCATACTTCTGAATAGCAGATTGCACGTTTTTAACTAACTTACCATCTACTTTAATTTTAGGTGCCGTTGGCATAGCACTAGGCACAATAGCTACATCACTATTGTTTTGTAATTGTCCAATAGTTCCGTCTAAGCTAGTAGCTTGGTCAGTTGTAGGACTATCAGGCGCAATGTATTGATGTACTGCAATACCTGCACGTTTTCCACCAATCAATTTACCAATGTCACTATCAACATTTACTTTGTAGGTAATCCCGTTAGGATTAGCTTTAAATACATAGCTGCCGTTTTGATCCTTTAAAGGTTGATGGAATAATAAATCACCCCAATAATAACCTTTACTTCTGTCTGCTTTTGCTAGACCAGGCCATATTTCAGCAATGATAGGCCATAAACTTGCACGGTCTACCCCACGTGCTTTGTCATATTCAACAAACTGTTCAGGACTGAATACTTGACGACCCGTGCCGTCTTTCTTATTGAACATATGTTTATCCATAATACTGAATTTACCATTGCTGTCACGCCCAAAAATCAATGCAGGATATCCATCCCACTTAATAGTAACAGTCTTTGGATTTTTTGCAGTAGCAATAGTTGATTGTAACGCACGTGTAGCACCGGCACTACCCCCTAAAAAGATTAAATCTTCAGGATGATCTAAGTGACCTTTATCCTCATTAATAGATAATTTGTCTAGTTTAGTTTTAAGTAGTGCTAGTGCTTCGGATAGGTTCATAGCTGTTCTTTGTCGCTGTTCTTCTTTAAGGATTTAGAGAACTTTCCCTGGTCACGTGCTTTAATCGCTCCAAGTAGTTTTCTCTCTAGGATTTGAGCCTGTTCTTCAGGAAAATTCCTGTTAATCATTTCCAGTAAATTAATAGCACTGGTTATGATATTGTGGGCCCTACTCTCAATAATGTGACTTGTATCACGATTATTGCCGATTGCTTCCAATTCCTGCAGGAGGCTGCGAGTTTGTTTTTGCATATAATTATCCTACTTGTATTTATGCGTTTTAGTGATAATTATTTCTTTAAGTCCCGTAACAAGGCGTTAAGCTTAGAACCCTGCACATCTGCTACAATGCGCTTGGTTTGCGGTTCTAGTATTTCACCAGTCGTTTGATCAATGATGGGATCGGTTGAAGCTAATGTACTTTGCGTCTTTAAATAACTCATTATATCATTAGGACTGGGTTTAGGTCTGTAACTAGTTTCTTCTTCAGGATTAGGGTCTGTAATACGCATTGTGTTAATGTCATACTCTAAGTCAATCTTAGCTCCTACACCCGTTGAACTACGTGATTTCATACATTGTATTTGATACTTGCCACGCTCTTTCATAGCACGACTTGTAAAGATGCCGAACACATTATCTGCTGTATTAATCTTACTAATACCACCTGCAATGTGACTATGGTCGAACTCAATCTCATCGACAGCACTACGATTCAACTGTGAGGCAGTAACCATTAAGATGCCCATCTCTTTTGCAAGATTACGCAATTCTTCAGCAACATACTTGTCTTTAATGAACTGGTCGTTAGGATTAACTTTAACAGAGACTGGCATGACTAGATCCAAATAGTCAATCATTACAAAGTCAATATTGATACCTGTTTGAATCTGCACTTCTTTTAAGTAAGCACGAATATCATTCACATTACTTTGTGCTGGCAAACCCTTAACACGATATTTACCAGACTTCTTACCAACCATCTTAACTTTGAGTTCGGCACTACTAATATCTTTACGAATCTCTTTTGTTCCCATTTGTGTTAACATAGCATCTGTACGCAATGATGTTAATTCTTCACTCAACTCAAGTGTAACATAAACACCACTCATCCCTGCTTGTAACCAATTCAATGCTATGTTCATCATAACAAGAGATTTGCCTGAACCAGAACCACCGGCAAAGATGTTAAGTTCACCTCGACTGAAACCACCATACAATATTTTATCAACTTGAGGCCAGCCTGTACTAACTTGTCCACCACTGTTAAAGTATTTGTTAATACGTGCCGCCGGGTCTGCAAAGTAATCTGTACCCATGTCTTTTTGTAGGCAAATCTGTACTGCATCTTTAATTAGTTTCTCAACTGGACTAAAGTCTCCTTCATCTAAGAACTTTACTGCTTTCAAAATTGCTCGTTCTAGTTCTTGACGTTTAGTGAAAGATTCAAATTCTTCAAAGAACCAGTCATAGTGACCAGTAGTAAGATTTGAAATAGGTTCAATGTCCTGTCCTGTCACAGCTTTAATTTGTACTGGATCGGGCAAGATGTTGAATTTAGTTGTATGCTCTTTGTAGAATTCTGCGACTGGTCTTAATGACTTATCAAAGTTCTCAGAGTTCATAATGTTCATAACTCTAGTGTACAATGATGCGTTAGTAATCATCATTTGCAGAAACAACTTCTGCATCTCAACCGTGTATTCTTTTTGGTCAGATTGTTTTTTCAATTTTATTCCTTTGTATTTCTATTTTAATTTTACTCATTGTAGCATTTTGCAAGATGCTTAATAGAGTGGGTAACTTACCATATTTTACTACGGCATCGTTAACATCCTTAATACCCGGTTCCCAATTAGGCAAACTAACGCTGTAGCCTAATTCTAGTGCCCTCTCGCACATTTTTAGTCCTGATTCATCTCTGTCTGGTACCAGAATAATTTGCTTATTTAATGACGATAATAATTGTGCTTGTTCATTATTAATATCATTATGCATTACTGCGACACCGTCAATGCTTAATGCATCAAAAATACCTTCAGTTAAAATACACACTTGCCATTCAGGCTTTTGAATATCAATATTGAACACGTATCCATGTTGTTGCTCATTGATATACTTGGGTATTTTATTGTCTAAGAATCTGCTTGTGTGACCTACAATTTTGTTGTTGTAAGTGTATGGGATGATTATTCTATTAGCGTAACGACCTTTTGCAGTAGGTGTTATTAAGAACGGATACTCATAATAATTTATCATCCTTGCTTGCAGATAATCAACGTACTCTTTGTGCAGTGGGTTATTTTCATCAATTAACTCACCGTTAGGCAACTGATGGTCATCAAATTTAATTTTTACTTTTTGTTTTTTAGGTATGATGAAGTCGAGCAAATCACGTTGCTCTAAACTTTCTAAATTCCATCGTTGAATCTGTGTGTCATCAATACCACACCATAATAATAGTTGACGAGTTTTGTAAGAAATAGTCCTGCCTAATACAAAATTACATTTGTAATTGCAATTGAAACAATGATATGACCAATTAGTTTGACCATCAAACTTAATGCCACCTCGGCTTCGTGTATCGGATTTATGCCCATTGTGGTGACAGCACACAGCATTAAAACTATGCCAGCCACTACCAGTGGTTTTTTTCTTACCGGGAATAATAGATAGAATATCGAACATTACACTTAGTGTAACATATTCTGACGCAATTTACAACAACTATGGTTGTTTATCTTACCAATATGTTGGCTACGTTTCCTACGTTACTGTCAAATTCCATTCGGATATAAGGATGATACCC